AGGTCCCTACCGAGCTGGGTCTCTGCCTTTCCCGAAGCAAACGCGCCGCGCCTTGCTCCACTGAGACTCACTCGCCCGTCAATCGCCTGGGCCTTAATCTGTCGTTCTGACTGTGGGACTGTTGCCATTATGTGAAGCTCGGTATTTGAAAGTTGGGCGACGGGTCGACCGGTCCGGCCGGTGCGCTGTCTCGGTTGTACTTCATCCACTTGCTAGCCACTCCCGACGCGCCAGAGATGAGCGCGCCAAACGCACCAGAACGAACGTTGCCTGCTTGCCTGCTTGCCTGCTCGGACTGACTCCCAAAGCCAGCGCCCTGGACCTTGAAGCTGAAGGCCTCACGCTCGCCGTTGTTTATAATTGTCCTGGCATCTAGGTCGGTATTGGCAGCAGTGTCAGCCAAGATGAATACCTCATCGCCAGCACCGACAGTAAATCCGTTAGCTGCAATCTGCGCCTCCTGGCCGGACTTGAACTGAGCGCCTCTTATTCTGTGCTCACTAGCTGCCTTCTTGCTGCGGTCGATTGCGTCGGCTGCCTTCCATTCGGCCAGCTCCTGATTGCGCTTGTGGACTGCTGCCTCGTACTGAAGCGCGGCCCTGTCGCCTTTCGCTTTCTTTGATGCCCCCATGACTGAAGAAACAGTGCCGCCGATGGATGCTACGGTCGAGATTGTCGCTAGGGTTATTGGGTCAAGGCACATTAGCGCTGGCTCCTGAATGGTACGAATTTATTGCCAGGGCTCACGGTCAATGCCTTCTGCCATAGAAGGGTAGCGCCCAAATGCTCCACTAACCGTAGCGACTCTTTGTGCTCGGTCCAAATGAAGTTTACCAGCACGTCGAACTGCTCGTGCATCAGGTTCCAATGCGTCACGCACTGACGGTAGAACGCGATGGGACTGAGCGGCACTAGTTCAGTGCCGATTAGCCATGCCACGCCATGACTCGGACGGTCACTCGTCGTGACGTCGTTGCAGCCGAGCACCGCAACTAGTTGGTCGTCCCCGTCAATAAGCGACCACGAGCAGCTAGCGCTGTACCAAGTCTTGAGTAGAAGCTCGCTGAACTCGTACCCAGGCATAAGCAGCTGAGCCTCGACTTTGTCTACCTCTCGGGCGTTGACTCCCATCTCGTCAATGTGAGCCCTGGTCGTTGCGATGCTTTGCACGTTAGCCGTCCTCTTCTGCGTTGAAGTCAGGTGTCGCGGAAAGAACAGTCATTGGCAATGGGTTAGCTTGCCTGACGACATAGCGACCACCCCGGTCGTGTTTGGGTCGGATGCTTATGCTGATAGCTCCAGTGGTCATCTTGTCGCGCGCCTCTTTGGCGTTGGTCAGTTTGCCTCGTGTTGGGCCTGCCGCTATGCCTCTGGTTCTGTCGACGTTGAGAAACACGCGTGACACCTTGCGCTTGCGTCCGGTCGACGTGCCATCGTCATCATCAAACTCAATGTCTAGGGCCTCGAATTCAGCGTAGTAGGGCACACCAGCATGGATGCGACTAGCCGGGGCTTGCAGTGTTATCTGTCCGGTGGCAGAAACTACTAGCCCGGTGATGACGTTACCATTAGCCAGCGCGGTGATTGTCGAGCCAGCCAAGTGATGAAGCCCAGAGACCTCGGTCACTGCCTTGCGCGCTTCGCCGCTGTCCGCGTACAAGCGCCAGCTGCTGCCGTCAACCGCGCCACCGTCAGAGTCAGTTATCTCGAACGTGTTAGCCGTGACGTTGGCGGCAACCCAGCCGTCTCGATTGATGGGCGCGTATCGGTACGGGTTCAGAAGCTTGTCGCTTTCGTTGGCGTCGCTCGCCGATGCGTCTTGGAGCACCCTGACCTTGGAGATGTCGATTACTTCTCCGTCGAGAAACCCGTGGGCAGTTGCCTCTACGACGCAAGGGCTGGCGCTGGTGAACCCGGTTATGGTTACTGGGTTGTCAAGCGTCAGCATCGAATCCAGAAACTTTGCGTCTGACTCTTCATCGAACAGGCGAGGCCTTAAGTACTCAATGAAGCGCCGGGTCTTGCCGCCAACGGTCCGCTTCACAATCATATAAATTATCGGGTCGTTAGACTCTTCGACTATGCACAACGACTCGACGTCCCCGCGCGTCTCATGAGACGTCCACGCATAAAGCTCTTGCTCTGGCACGTAAGTCATAGACAGCAGCTTGCCGTCTGTCATTACTACCCATACCAGGGAGTCGGGTACTTCTGAATAGTCCCACTCGACAACCCGTCTATTCTCGAACAGGTGCCGAGCCAGCAGGGAGCGATTGTCGCCCTGGTAGCTGTCGTTCTGCAGTCGGTACTGCAGGTCGCGGACGATGTTGCCTTGGCGCTGGACGAAAAGCACAGAGCCGCCAATGATTAGCGGACGCACATGGCTTGAGCCGTGATGAGTCTGCGGCTTCACTATGATGCTGTTCGGAGTGATGGAGTCTTCCGAGCCAGCGAACACACGCCACTCAGCGCCTGACGTTAGTAGCAGTAGATTGTTCAGCGGTACCAGATGCCGTATCTCGTTAATCTGTCGTGAGTTGATGGTGCGCTGGATTGCGTCCGTTGCTCGACGCGGCGAGCTGTAGGCAAAGTTGTTAAACGCATTCGTTCTTGACAGGTGAAACTCTTGCGGGCCTAGGGCGCTGCCAGCATAGGCCTTGCGTGCCTCGAAGAACGTGGTCGTCTGCGGCCGGTCCCCATCCGCCTGGAACGGGTCGCGGAATATCGGCGGCGTATCACTCTCGTCTTCGATGGTTTCCGAGTTGTTGTCAACGAACGGAGGTCCTTGGGTCGAGCCAATAAAACCGAAGAGCCCATCCTCGCGCCGGTAGATGTTGTACTTGCTCGCGTTAGCTGCGGCCGTGAATGCTATTGAGTTGTTGGCCGTGACATGTGAATTGGTTATCTCATCGTAAGTTGCATACAGCGTGCCTGCCGATGCGTACGCCGTATGGTCGGTCGAGTCTTCATCGCGCAGGCTGATATCGTTGCCGCTCACTGCGTCCACGATAAAGCGCCGGTCATTCAGCTGAGTCATGCCGACTACGCTGTCAATCTCCACCTCGTCGCCGACGTCGCTGGTCGGAGTGGTGCCGACAGTAATCACGCACGGGCTCGCGTTGGTTGCTCCGGTAATCGTGAACGTCGTATTGGAGCGCCCAGGCAGCGACTCTTCTTCCCCCTCCGCATCGACAGCGGTCACCTTGTAAGCGGTGGTGGCCGCGCCGGTCGCAGCTGGAGTTATGTCGATGGCTGTTGGCCCTGCCTGCGTCGGGCTGTAGACCTCAGGCAGTAGCGTCCAGGCGTCATGGTCTGTCCGAGTAATGTTGTATGTCGGAAAGCCTTTCAGCGTGATGGTCATCGTGTCTTGAGACTGCGTGTACTTGAGCCCCGGCTTGGTCGGGTCGTTAGGGTCTTGCTGGAGTACCGCGACTGAATAGGGCGAGACAATCTCGTAGGCCTTGGCTGAGCTGCCGTTCGTTGCGGCCGCTGAATATCCGCTGGTGTCGATTGCAACGCCGTCGAAGTCAGTTAGCTCAAAGGTATTCGTTGCGCCGTTCGCCACCAGGGCCGAGCGATTATTCAGCTCAGGCATCCCAGCTACGTCGGAAAAGTACAGTTGGTCTCCGTCAGTGTAGCCATGCGACGTTATCTCAACGACGCCAGGAGAGGCCTTAGTGATGCCTACGATTGTCTTGGCTGCCTCGTAGACGTATGAGCCATTGCGGATGACTCGCATGTAGTAGTCACCGAACTCAAGCGCATACTGCTGCTCTACGTTGAAAGCAAACGGAATGAGCCGAGCGCCTTCACTCAAGATGTTCTTGATTGTCTCAGCGTAGTGCAAGCCCTGGCGATTACTGATGCCACCCTCTGGTGAGATAAAGCAGTTCTTAGTCGAGGCCAGCGCGGACTCATGCTTGTCTAGGTCCCTCCGCGCGTAGAGCGCCGGAGATATTTCGCCGCTACCAAATGAAACCTGCGCCTTCTTGCTCATCTGTTGATGTCCTCGTTACTGCACATCGCGTCGCAGTAAACCCTGTCGACCTTCTTAGGCGCGCTGACTCGCTCGCCATCGATAATGATGAACTCACGAGTACCGCGCCAGTACTTGATTTCAGTGCCTGCCGGTATCGTCAAAGTGCAGCGATGACAGCGGACGTCGTGGTGATACTTCAAGGGAAGCATGCTCATGTCCTTGCCGAGTGCCAGCTGGCTATAGTCTCAGACTCGTATGCTGGATTGTCTTTCTGCTCGTTGGCGTCGTCTGCCTTGGCTGCAGGCATGAACGAGCCATACATTGCTAAGCAGTGCTGACGGTTGACGCGTGAGCCGGTGAGCGAGCCGCAGATGTGCGCAGCTATAAGCCACGAGAAGCCAAGCACAAACTGAGAGTCGAATTTAGTCGGGTCAGTTACGTCTCGGCTGAACGTGCCAATGGCGTTGCTTTCGTTGGTCAGTATTACCATCTGCTCGATGCCTTCGCGGTCATCGTTGATGATGCGAAAGTTAACCGGGGATGAGTTGACCGGGTTGATGATGCGCCAGAACCTCACCCCATTAGGCATCTGGTAGCCGTAGGCCCATCGCGTATCAATCGCCACGTAGCTAGCCAGTGCGGTCAAGGCTATGTCGTTAACTGCGAAGTTCCACTCATGGTCACGCAGTGCCTGTAGGCGCAGCGGCTCATACCACTGCGCACACAGACGCTCCTCTTCGCCGATGTCCTCTGGGTCGATGTTGCCCAGGTCGATTGTTTCAATGGTGCCATCGGCCTCGCAGTTAGCGAGTGCCAGATTGCAAATCTCTACAGCGCTGCCTGCCATTGTCTAGCTCCCGAACAAAGTTTTGGCGTGGTCGTCCTCGGTCTTCTCAGGCTCGACAACTAGTGTCAGGTCAAGAAGCTCTAGGTCGAGACTGGTGTAGTCGTTGCTGGCGCTCTGGTTAGCACCAGCTATGCGGACCTTGACTGTGCCGGTGTACTCACCGCCTATCTTGACGCCCTGTGCGAGCACCGCTTCAGCTGCGTCCTGTGATAGGTACGCGGACGGGTAGCGGTCCTTCTCGACGTAAGGTTGATTGTCTTCCTTTCGCGCCGGTATCTTTAAGTCTGCCATTTGTTAATCTCCAGATGCGGCAAAGGGAGCCTATGCCCCCTTTGTCGTTTGATAAATGCCAAGAAGGTTTAGTCGCCCGACTCTCGCTTCAAGTCAGGAAACTGTCCAGACAGCTCGGTGCGCGTGAGGTTAAAGCCAGCAAAGCTCTCCACTGCCTCCATCGAAGGCAGGCCTGCATTCGTCCAATGCTCATCGTTGGAGTGGTCGAGCCGCGTGACTGAATTGGCAATAGCGTCAGCCCGGTCATCGCTACTGAGCTGATGGCCTGCTTCTGGCGTTTCACCGGGAGCCGTGCACCACTCCATCGTTGCTTTGTTGAACTGCGCCTCGCTGCAGTCGATGATGTCACCACCGTACCGGCGGCTCACCCCTGTACGTTCACCGAAGAACACGAACTTGTCCTCCGCTAGAATTATTCGCGCCTTTGGCATCGTCTTACCCTTATGAGTCTAGTCGGTTGATGCTGGCGCGCTCATGTCGAACGCGCCAGCTAGATTGCTACCGTTGGTTAGATAGCGTCAGGGAACGCCTCCCAGGACTCAGGCTCTTGGTTGGTGAGGAACGAAGTGATGGTTACGCTAGGAGTCGTGCCGCCCAGCGTGTAACGCATCTGTAAGTAGCGCTCATTTGAGTAAGGCACGCTCACCACATGTTTATGCCCCGCAGGCGAGCCTGCGACGCCAGCAATGGTGACGATGTCAGTCGCTGAGCTGAACGAAGCATTATCGTCCGACTCAAGGACATACTCATAGGTCTCGTTGCCGTTGGCGTTGTCAGGGGCAACGGTCAACAGGACGACCAAGAACATTGGCTCGCCTTTTCCGATGTTGTTAGCCGTGCCCATGTCGAGGTGCGACGTAGAGTCAGCTGTGGCCGTGATTGCCTGCGCGTTAGAGAACCGCAGGCGCGAGTCGATAAGCATTGTGCTTTTCCTTATTGGCTAGAGGGTGGGTCGTCTAAGTTCTAAACGACGCGAGCTTCGTCAGCTGCCAAGGCATCGACGCGGCGCACTGGGACCTCACCGAGAGTCATTACCCGCTTACCGGCAATCTTCTCCCACGAGAGGGTGGAGTTCTTGACGCCGTCAAGCATCTGACGTCGCAGCATAGAGCGAATCGAGCGGGAAACGTAGAACGCTACTCGTCCGTTCAGGTTAGGCGGCAGCTCAAGCGACTGCACCATCAGGTCAACAAGGTCAGCACCGGTAGCCTTGTCATTGGTCAGCAAGGACTTGTCGATGTTGCAGATGCGAACAGCGTAGCGCCAGTCAGCAACCGCGAGACCTGCATCAGCCTTGTAGTGGGTGCGGTAAGCCTCCATGCGGCCACCACCATTCGAGTCGATGTCTTCAATGGTGACCTGACCTTTGTCGTCAGACGAGATGCCACCCTTGGAGCCCTTCGGATAAATCATGTGGACTTTCTTAGGTCCCCACACAATCAGCCAGATGCTGCCGTTATCAGTGCCGGTGCCGCCAGCGTCGATGATGTTGTCGCTGTTGGCAGCGCTCAACGAGTTGTATCGAGGAGCAAGGCCAGTAAACGCAGCAGGCTCTGTGCCTTCGTTACCGTACAGCAGCGTGGACTGAAGTTCCTGGCTCATGCCTTCCATATGCGCCCGGTCCTCGGACAGTCGGAATGCATTGGTGTTGCCGTTCAGGTCGGCGAGCTTCTTGTCGACCTCTGCGTACGCCTCAAGCGTTCCGATGTTGTCGGTGACTTGAGCGGACGTGCTGCGAGTAGGGCTGACGCCAGCGTACAGAGCGCGCCATGTAGGAACCGGGATGCCGGTGCGGATAGAGTGCCGGTGACCAGTAGGCAGGTTACCCTCCAGATACACCGCGTCTTCGTTCATTTCATTCGTCTCGTTGAGAATCTCAACGATAGAAGCCACCTTGCCGTCAGGGTCGAGCGTCTTAGCTACGTCCGCAAGGGTCGGGTGGGTTGTTGCTAGTCCAGCCATTTGGTTTGTAGTCCTGTCGTCTTATGAAGTTGGGTGGTCATAAAGGACTGACTCAGGCGAGTTGTTCGAGCCGCCCAAGTTGCCGTCATGAATCTCAGCGTCACCGTGTTGGCGACCGTACGATGCAAACGCTCGGATGATGGCAGGGTGCTTGTTCAGCCCCAGCATCGACAGCGTATTGCCCAGTTCCGAGTCAGTTGAGTCAAGCATCGATAGGCCGCGACCTGCCAATGCCATGTTCTCCTGAGTCATTACACCCTGGGCCTTGCTCTGTGCGCTCCAGTCATTTGCTTGTTGCTGCCAATGGTCAGTTGCCTCAGTGGCGTGGTGCTCGTCGATGCGAGCCTTCCAAGTCGCCAAGTTAGTCAGCTGCGCCTGGGCTTGTTCTTGGGAGAGGCCCGCTTCTTTGGCCTCAGCTTTGAACACGTCCATTAGTGGAGCAATAGCTTCGGTGCCTTCCGGCAGTTGAAAATCCTCGTACGCTTCTGGTGCGCCCTCTTTTTTGGAGGCAGCATCACCCTTGTCATCGTCGGACTTACTTGCGTCGGGGTCGTCGTCGTCCCCTTCTTTCTTGTCACCGGCAGCGCCTTCGTCGCCGGTGCCTTCACCTTCAAGGTCGAACGCGCCACCGGTAGCGGCATCAGTATCGAATGCCCCACCTGTAGCGCCAGCATCTTCGCCAGCGTCGCCGCCAGCGCCTTCGTCGCCTACCGCGTTAAATCGCAGGGCTAGCAGTAGAAACGTTCTGAGAAATTTGTGCAGCATTTTGTGCCTCGTCTTGCATTAGTCTGAACAGGCCGATAAGAGCGGGGGTCTGCAGCTCTAGCCACATCCATCTGCCCCACTCTTGTCGGCCCAGGTTGAAGTGGGTCTCCTCGTTGTCCTTACCCACCGGGCTCTGATGGACCCTTGACTCAGACAACCAGCCCCACGCAAGTCGTCTGCCCCAAGGGGCCTGCATTAGTGCGCGCAAATCATCGCTGCGCTCGAACGTTCCAATGTCCTCATTGAGTGACGTTCGCTTTACGTCCTTGTTCGTCGACAGGTCTATCGCAGCTGCGTCACCTTCCTTGGCTATGTTGGGCCTGCTCATTGCAGCAACCCATCAACGCCAGGACCTTCGCCAGCGCCGTCGAACAGGTCAGCTGCGATGTTGCCTTTGGCTGACTCTATGCCACCAAGCTGCGAAGCCACGTTGCCTGCATTGGCTGCCATCTCTGCTGCTTGCTGCGCCTGGGCCTCCTGGGCTCGGGTGGCTTGTATTCGCTCGACCTCGTCATCTGCTCGAATGATGCCAGCTGGTACGCCGCGCTTGTCTGCGTACTCGTCAACGGCCTGTTCGAAGTCAAACTTATCGACGACGGTAACCGGGATGCCAGCTGCTTGCTGTATGCCTGCCATCTGCCCGACAAACGCAGCTGTGTCTTGCATGCCCAGGAGGCCCTGTGCTCGCTGAGCCATAGCGATGATGGATAGGTATTCCACCTCTAGCTCGATGCCTGCTAGCTCCTCTGGTGGTGGTGGCAGCATGCCTGCTTCAGCGATGTCATCAAAAGTATTGTTGATGAGCGTGCCAAGCAAGTCTTCGTCTAGTCGCTGCATTGCCGGACCTAGGGCGAGAAGCTTCTCCTCTTTCCGTTCGAACACTTCCGAGTCGTTGAGTGGCTGCACCCCCGGTCGCTCGGTAATCATCAGGAACAGGTCAGAGAACATCGTCCGCCGGATGCGCGCTTGCGTTGCGTCGATGTCCGCATTGAACTCGCTCAGGCGCGGCTGGACGGTGTAGGCAGGACGAAAGCCCTCGCCAGTAGCAGTCGAGCCAGCGAACGTAACGTCGCCGGGCAGCGTGCTCAGTCGCGTGTTCTTCATGCCAGCATCGGCCACCATTGGTGGGTTGACCATCTTCGCTAGCGCTAAGCCCTTCTTCTTGTGCTGGTCTTGCAGCTGCTGGATGTCGCCAAGAGCATCCATGCCTGGGCTGCGGCCATACGCATCAGGAGTCAGCAGGTGCCACCGAGGCACGTACACAGGGAAGCGACGAAAGCCTTTCGTCTCCAGGGGCAGCTTGCCTGCTTCATGATGCTCACCCCCTTCATAGACAAACGAGCTGAACGGTAGCTCGTTGGACTTGGTCGAGCCGCTGACTGCTCCAGTGTTCGGGAAGTAACAATGGACCGTATCAACCCAGGCGTCGTAGTTGCCTGCGTCGTAGAGCGCCTTGGTCGACGCGGAGATGTTCTGCCATCGAGTTGATGGTGGTGCATTTCTGTCACCGAACTTATGCACTACCTGCTCGACAGTCATGGGTAGCTCTCGATACACGGTGTCGACAAGGTAGCGGCTGTTCTGAGCGATGCAGTACTCACCAATGCCAAACGTACCGAACCGAGCCACGGTGTTGAAGTCTTGCGCGTGGAACAGGCAGCTGGTGCCGAACGCGCCCAGGTCCTCATAGACATTAGGCAGCATGCGATACAGCCCGCCAGCCTTGAGCACTTGATACATCAGCTGCTCAACGATGGTCAGCCAATCGCGCACCGGGCCGAACTCCATCATCTCGCGGTCTGGCGTTGCAAGGGCGAACCACTTGCGTGCTGGACTTGTCACGCCGGACATCAAGCCCGACATCAGGATGTTCAACGAGTGAGTGCCGGTCGAGTCGATTATCTTTTGGTTAATCTTTCCGCCGTCACCTTGCTGCCCTTTGTAGAGACGCCGACCGCGACGGGGCAGAAGCATGTCGGCAACATCGCGCCAGTGAGGCTCGAAGCTGCTGCGCTCTGTCAGCAACGAGGCATGTCTGCGCTTATGCCACTGGACTGGGCTGTACTGCCGAGAATCGACCATTACCCGAGTAACTTCTTGCGTTTGGTGTTGGCTGCGGTCTGCAGGCCCTGGGTGCTTGTAGCATTCAGCGATGCCGTGCCAGCCAATGCCTTGAGCTTGTTGACCTCGGTCACTCGCCGGGCCTTGACGCCGGAGTCCTGCCGTGTCGGGGCTGCCTTAGGCTCTGCTGGTAATGGTGGCGGCTCGGCGACTGTCGCCTCTTTCTCGTCCCCTCCGCCGAAAAGCTTTATCAGCGAGCGCTTGATGTTACCTACGCACATAAGTTATTCCGCTAGTTGTCGGTCACTAGGTTTGGTGGTCTGCCTGCTCTGGCATTCCCGCCAAGCTCCCGACTAGACGCAGCCCGTAGGCCGACCGGTAGCGCGTATGTTAGCGCAACTGCATCACCTCTGTCAGGTGAATGAATGCCGCGCTTCTTGGCGTCGTCCTTTCGCTCTAGCAGAATTCGGTTGTCTGATATGCGGTAACCGAACTCCATCTGCGTCAGGTCTGCGCGCAAATCCTCGTCTGGCGGGAAGTCATGCCCGTTGGCTAGGCCATCCTCACGCATGTTCCACCAACACTGAGCGCGCATGTTGGCGCACTCTCTGCCGGTGGGCTTGCTGGCCCCGTTGATTTCAATCACGTTGGCAACGTTCAGTTCTGTCAGTAGGTCTATGACCCCTCCGCCAACACCGCCACCATCGACAAATATTGCGTCTGGCTGTTCTTGTCGGGCCATCGCGGCGATGCGGGCAACCAGCTGCGTCGTTCGTCCCTTCTGGTAGACCTCGTCGATAGGCAGGACCTTCCGGCCTCGGCGCTTAACTATGACCGAGCTGTCATCACCGAACCTCGCAACGTCGACGCCGTAGATGAGCGGGTCGCGCAATTCAAAGCCACGGTTGACGCCCATGCAATGCTCGACCAAGTCGGTGTCGATGAACTGCAGCGATGAGCTGTTAGGGAACAAGCCCCGCACTCGGACCTTAACAAAGTCAGAATCCCAGCCCCAGGCGTCAATCCAAGACTGCAGCAGCTTGTGGTTGGTGCCTTCGACGTCCATCGAGCTGATGGTTCGGTGACGCCACATGTCGCGGTTTCGATTGTGGGTCTCGTAGAACGTGCCGCTGTTGCGAGTGCCGTTGCCAAAGCACAGCCACATCGGCTCGCCGTCAGTTAGTCCACCATAAGCCACCTCCCAAATCTTAGCCGGTATCGCGCTGGCCTCATCGAAGATATAGAACGGAGTGGCGCTGTTGGCGTGGTTTCCTGCGAAGGCCTCGCTGTTCTCTTCACGGCAAGTGAACGCGTCAACTCGCCATGACTCAGGGTACCAGACGTTGACCAGCGACATGTTGCCACGCGACGCGTAGTAGTCCGACCTGTGACGGGTGAGTGACATACGGTGCCACTTGCCCAGCTCGGCCCAGGTGCGTGTCTTCAGTTGGGTTGACGTGTTAGCTGTGACGATGCCAGAGCTATGGGGTCTGGTGTCATGGATGAACTTGGTCAGGATGCCGGTCAGTGCCGACTTGCCGATGCCGTGCCCGCTGGATGTGCTGTCGAGGATGGGGTCAACGGGCTCGATGCCATCAAAGCCTCGAGCCCGTATCTCTTCGCCCAGTTCCCTCAGATAACCAAACTGCCACTCACGCAGCGTGTTGTGCTCAAGCGGTCCGTCCTTCTCGCCCCAGGGGAACGCGGCCTTCGCGTAGTCCTCTGGGTATCCGTAGCATTCCGACAGGAGCCGGTCCAGCTCCTTCTCGATGTCGTCCTTCTTTTCTTCGGTTATCAAGGCTGCCTCTACTTGCTCGCGCGTCGCTCTCTTATCGAGCCAGAGTGTACCCGGTTACGTGGCTTAAATTTGCGTCGCTTGCCGCCGAGTGAGCCGGTGCCGCGTAACGAGCCGCCGACCGCTGGCCTCAGGGTTTCCGGTGAAAGCTTTGAGCTGCTACGCATGACGGAGCCAATGCCCTCGCCTGCCGTCCTCATTCCGGCAGCTAGAGCCAGGGCCAGTCGCGCCCTAAGGTTGGGTCGGGTTTGGATTGTCTTAGTCATTGGGTCGTCCTTCTGTTCGCTTTTGATTAATGCCGCGACGTCGTCTGCTGTGACCGGCTTGGGCTCGTCCTTCACAAGGGTCAGTCCCGTCAGGTCTGGTCGGGGCCACTCTAATTCACGTACTGCCGCCAGCAGGTACTGCTCCCTTTCTTCTTGTGCCGAGTAGACCTCGTCCCTGATGACGTACGCGGTCGCCCCATCATTGCCTATGCCTATGATGGTCATTGCGCTGACTTGCCTATGGCCCCCTCAAGTCTAGCTACGTGCCGCAAGAGAATGGCCGTCTCCGCTCGGTTATCTTCGATGACTTGTTGCATGCGTCCAATCTCATGATTGGTTGCTTCCATCTCAGTCCGAAAGAACAAGCACCCAGGTGATGCTCGCTTAATGAAGTTGGTCTCGTTGACATACAGCCGCGTCGGCGTCTCATGCACGACGGACACTGTCCTGAGCTTTCCGTGGTCGTACGCGTGCCAGACTCGTTGAATGCCGTGCCAGTCGATTGAATCAGTAGCCATGTTGCTGCTCCTCTAGGGCGTGTAGTGTTCGTCGAACTCGTACTGGGTCTGTCTAGCCCATGACAGCTTCGCCTGGGCTGAGGTAACTTTCCGTGCCAGCTTGTTTCTGGCGTCGTATGCTGCCTCTTCCAGCGTCGGGTGCCATTCGCCCTGCTTGGATGTTCTGCGGTTGATGAACTTGCCGCCCTTCAACAGCAGTCTGCCGTTAGTGGCGTGCTCTACGTCTACTGAGTGAAGCTTGGGTGTTGGGCATTCCACGTCGAAGCGATACCAGCGGAGCATCAGTCCACCTCCCGCTTTACGTGTGAGGTCATCGTCTGGGTGTACTCCAGTCGGGTGCCGGTCCATGAGGCGTTCACACTGCCTACCGTCACCCAGTCATGCCTTAGTCTTCGATTGACCAAGCTGATAAGCGTCCCGAGGTTGTCGCTGTTGATGACATCGTACTGATTGATGACGGACGCGTCGCTACGGGCTGGGCCAGACTCAAGCTTGGCGACGCCATTGCATGCTTCGGTAAGCGCCATTGCTGCATCCCAGCCTCGGCTGTACGTGCAGACCAAGCAGTCACTCAGGGGCAGTTTGGCCGTGATGCTCTTGTTGTGCATGCATATGGCTTGATACAAGGGGTCACTCACTGTGACTGCCTCCTGGCCGGTCTTCTGTCTTCGTTGCGGTCAACTGCTCAAGCATTCCGTCGTGGTGCCCCTGTGCGTACGCGCAGACAGCGCAGAGGTGGCGTGCTGGTGCGCCCTGCCCCGGCGGCAATCGCGCTAACCCATTCGCTGGCATGTACGCGCCGTGTGTGCAGCGTTCCATTCTGCCGTTGCTCATCCTTCGGTCCCCCACGTGTGGTAGTCAAGTAACGCAGACAGCTTCTTGCCTCGAGTGAGGTTAGCTGCCAGCGCTTGGCGTATCGATGGTTGCTGCGCTCGCACAAAGTTAAGCGCCGCGACTATGGCTGCTCGTGGTGACTCCGCGTATCGACCTGCAGCTAGCCATCGTTCGCTGACAGCTGAGCCGTCAACCAAGTGAAGCAAGCCCTTGTGGTCTTTGAATAACTCCAGCTTATGGATGCGGATGTCTTTCAGGTGGACGTCGTGGTGAGGCAGGACGTCGAAGTTGCCACTCTCTGTGTCGACAACGTAATAGCTCACTGGCTCTAGTGGCATGTGGGCGACTCCGGCTCTGCGTGGAGTGAAGCTAACTCGCGCAACGAAACAAGTCTGCTGGCGGTTATTGCAACGTCACGAGAGAGTGAATCTAAGGCCCTGCTCTGGTGCTTGATAGCGGTGGCAATGGCTTCGTTTACGGTTGGCCCCCAGAAGTTAGCGGCCAACCACTCACTGAGGTCGTTGCCGACAACGGTGCCATTGTTGGTGACGATGCCGTCCTCGTCGACGTCGAGCACTATTTGCATGACTTCGATTTCCGAAGTTGGTGTGCCGGGCTTAAATGCTCGGATGCTGTAGTAGGTTACTTTCATAACTGCCAATCCCATTGACGCCCCTGGCTGCTTCATCACAGCCAGGGGCTGCTATTGCTACTCGGCAGGCCCACCACCTTCGGTTAGCTCGTCGGTTGAGCCGGGAGCGGCCGTGGCTGCCGTGCCGCTGGCGTCGCTGGTGCCGCTGGTGCCGCTGGTGCCGCTGCCTTCTTCAGCTTCTTCTTCGGCCATCGCTGCCTGCAGTAAGGTAATCTCAGCGCGGTGCGCTTTCTGTGTCGCTGCAAGCTCGGCGATACGCACGCGCTCAAGGGCAATCGCGCCAGCCATTGCGTCACTGCGGCTAGATGCCCACTCCCATGTAGAGATGTCATCGCTGTTGAGTTCGTTGCCGGTGATTTTGTCGGTAGCAACTCCGGTCTCTTCATCTGCGACCAGAAGCAGCTTTTGCATGGCTCCGTTGGTGAAGCAATACAGGGTCTCGGTAGCTGGTGCGTTTTCCTTCGCTTTCTTTGCCTTGCCAGTCATATCAGTTTCTCCTGCCCAGGGCCTCTGCTAATGCATGGGCTCCTGGGACAATGATTCGCTTGTTGTCTGTGTTGACGAACTGAATGAGTCGAGCCTTTAGCTCTACCGTCTCACGCAGCGTCTCACGTAAAATGATGAGCGTTGCTGTCCGCTCATCCATGCCCCTGACTAGGTGAAGCAGAGCGCCCTGCAACGCATCGCTGGCTTGGTGTGTCGCGATGTCCGTTTGGCACACCTCCGACACTTCCATCATCCATTCGTCGACCTGTTCAGGCGTGGGGTCCTGTCCAGGGGGCTCGACTACCATGTGCAACGGAGTCAGCGCGCGTTCCATTCTGCTTATTTCTGCTTCACCACTCATCAGTCAGGCCTTACTCTTCGTAACCGTCGGAGTCGAGGTCGGAGTCCTCGTCTTGCTTAGGAGACAGCGGTGGCTCATAGCCCAGTGTGATGTCACCACCTACTGCTAAGTGAATCAATTGACAGCAGAGCAAGATAACCTTCCGGTCGACCTCTTCTTGGTTGGCGTCGGTACCCTTCGTGTTGTTCCGTGACAGCTCATCGAGCAGGCTGCTGGACCCAGCTATAATCGCAACGATGCGGCCTTGCTCTGACATGGCTGCCGTTGGCTTGCTTGCCAGCGTCTGGCAGACGGAGCGGATTAGTAGGTCTACCCGTGCCGCTATTCGTTCCTTTACGATTTTGTCAACACGCAAGGCATCCTCGACCAACACAAGCCGATGTCCCGCAATGGCTGACAGCGGTACGCCGTCAGGTACGTCGGTACCGACCTCGGTAGGAAGTTCACTTTGGTCTAGTGCCTCGAACACGTCTTCCATTGCCGCGTTAAATTCTTGGCTCTCGAAGTTGCGCTCAATATCTGGTGTTTGCTTCTCGTTCATGCTCTCTCTCTTGGTTGTTAGCTGCTCTCTTCTGGCAGCTGGAATAAATGGTCTTCGGGACAGTGGCCTTCGCCTGGGGCGATGTTTACCTCGCAGTCCTCGCAGAATGCGGCCTCGCAGTCATCGCAGAACTCAAGCACAGATTGGTCTGTGCATTCGCAGTGGTGACATGAGAGTGCTTCGGCTTTGCTCATGACTCTTTGGACTCGCGCTTCTTGCGTGCGTCAGCTATGCGCTTGCGGCCCATCTGTAATGCAGCTACTCGCTTCTGTGGGTCTTCATGCTCTACAACAGACTTGTCACGCCAGGACTCAGGCTTGCGGTTCTTAAGCCAGAATATTTGCGCCGTCGTGCTTGGCGCTTCCTTCTTGGTTACCTGCTTCTTCGGCACCATTACAATCTCAGAGCTGTACGCGAATGGACTGTCGACGGGTACCTGCTCGCCATCCTCATTGAATGCTACGCACTCTGCTTCGCTGGTGGTCTCGATGTACTCGTAACCAATGGCTCGCTCATAGAGTGAACGCTCTACACGCGCATCAGCTTCGTCTCTTTCGTTTAGGGCCTTGCTGAACTCGGGCTTACCCTTTGCCCAGCGATGAAGTGTTGTTACTGCTACACCCAGCATCTTGGCTATCTCAGCTTGAGTAGCGCCCTGGAAGGCTGCGCCCCTGACTCGCTCAATGAACTCCGGTCGCCACTTGACTGCCGGTGTCCCGTTGCTCGTCCTAGGCTTGACTCTTGCGCGAGCCTTCTTCAGTGCTGCCTTAGTCATGATGCTAGGCTTCTTCCTAATAGGTTGCTCGCCCAGGGACTCGAACCCTGCTTGCCATCTCTTGGATGGTACCTACCCTGTCAGACTGGCGAGCTAAGGTGCGGACCTCCTCCGCTCTAGGACACTTGCAGCGTGCCTACCGTCTTGCCTTGCTTTCCGCGCGACCTGCGAGAAACGCGTCCAGCAAAGTTTGGCTTGGGTGGGTGGCCTCGATTCCACCTCCTGACTGCGCATCCCCGCAGTCTGCTCTACCGAAATGAGCTACACCCAAGTTTGGTACACCGTGCGGGAATCGAACCCGCTAAATCTGCCGTGAAAGGGCAGTGTGTTGCCATTGCACCTACGGTGTGTTGTTCAGGCCCAATTGGCCCAGGAGTCTGCTTCTGCCTTGGACTCAAAATACTCAACTGATACTACCCGTCCACTGCGGATGGCTAGTACCGTCCAGGCTGGCAGGCCTGGGTCAGACTTGGTAACGCTGTACTTGGTCATTCGGTGTCACTCAGTGAGTATGTCGTCTGTTCATTATACAGTGCAGTAGGTTTAAGTCTACTAAAAGTAAGGGTTATTACCTATGCCGTATGGTCCTCCCTTCTCTTCCCAGTACCTATACGAGTCTTGGTCGAACCATAAGCCCATGCGCCCCTCGAAGTCCCCGTTGCGTTGCTTGTTCACGGCCAGTGATACAGAAGGCAAGTCAACCTTGTCTTGTTCCTTCGGCGAGAGAGGCATACCGGCAGCCTCTTTGCTCAGCGTTTCCTCTACGTCGCGTCGTCGCCAAATCTCGATGTGATTGAACGCATTAGCAGCCACCTCCATTGCGCCCTTAATTCCGTCGGTCCCCTGTCCTCCATTGTGTCCAGCTGGACGCTTGCGGTTATGAGCCACTAAGTGAACGTGTACCCGGTTGACTACTGCCCAGTTGGTCAGCTCAAACATGGCTGCTTCCTGCCCGTTGTAGTCGTCGGTCTCTATGCCCAGGCGCATCAGGCTGTCGATGATGAACATGTCAGCACCGTACTTGCGCATGCAGTAGCTGAAGCTGTCGAGAATGACCTTGAGCGAATCCTTGCCTACTTGGTCGTATATCAGCACCCGTCCTCCTGCGGGAGACTCAGACAGAAACTCGAAACACTCCGTTATGAATACCTTCGACGGTGCGTTCATGTCGCAGCACTGCCTGACCATTCGTCTGAGCGTCTGGTTTGGAGCCATCTCTAAGCTAGCTATGACAACCCCGCTGCCTTCCTTCACCCACCAAGCCGCATGGTAAGACAGTATTTGAGACTTGCCCGAGCCAGTGTCGCCAGACCAGACCGTTACCTCGCCCGGTCTGAACAGCAGCTTGCCGTGCATTCTAGTGAACGGGCTTGAGTAACCTAGGTGTGTGTTAGGGGGTGGGTCGAAAAGGTCATGCACTTCTTGCTCATAGGATGCGACTAGTCGGATACCTCCAGGCTTCATCTCTTCAGCTTCTTCGACCGCGTCATCTATGGATAAGCCTTCCATTAAACAGGCGTTGGCATCCTTCCTAGGGAGCCTGACCCTGACGCACTTGTGCCGCCCCAGGCGCTTGGCTATTTCCTCGCAGCCAATGTCACCCTCTTTGTCATTGTCCAGCATCAGATAGAACTTCTCCATCTGCTCTAGCCGCTCCCAGTCGTGCTCGACCCATTGCTGCTTTTGACCAGAGCCGCCACCGAACGGTACTGATAGCGTTGGTACGTGCATCCCTAGGGCCATAGCGCTTGGCGCATCAAGCTCGCCCTCGACGATGGCTATTACTCGGCATGCGTCGGGCACTGTGTGCCAGCCAAAAAGTATCGGCTCGCAGTTAGCCTCGGTCGGTATGGACTTGCCATCAAGGGTTCTTATCTTGACCAGCCGGACGTCGGTATCATTGAGCTTGTACTTGAATGCCATTGCTCTGCCGCTGGGCAGCGCTCCGATGTCGTAGGTGTCGAGCCACGCCTGAGGTATCTTTCGAGTGCCGGTCAGATACTCGGTAACGTCGCTGACTTCTGGCTTGAGGTCGGTGCGCGGAGGTACTGGCCTGTTCCAGTTCTTGGCTGCCGTGCGGTGAGGCTCTGTCTCTTCGATGCCCAGGTAGTTGCGTACCTCTTTCAGCGTGTCACGCATGCTGGTGCCGCGCATGTATCGCCACAAGTCAATCAGGTCTCCGCCACCATCCCCACCAAAGTGAGACCAAACCCCAGCCTTGCCTCCACGCAGCTCTACCTTGATTTTGCCGTGCCCAGGGTCGTACGCCCATTCGTGCTGCTTGCGTTCGCCGTCAGGGCAGATGTATTCACAGACTTCCTGCGCTCGGTCCGCGAGCATGCGCTTCATCTCGATGATGTCGCTCATACGTAGCGCCCCTCAGCGGTGTCATAGACCGCGCCCATTTCGTCGGTAACATATCGGCCAGCATGGTTTTTCTTTGTCAGGCTTTCATTTTCCCATCGTGACTGGTTCAGCCATGTTGTAGCGTGGGCCTGGAACCGTGACTCAGTACCGTCGTCCTCGTATAGGTCAGCCTGGGCCTGCGCTCGCTCAACGATGGTGGCTGCATCAATGGTGACGTCGCCACGCTTGTAGCTCTCCTTGAGTCGCTCCATCGCATTGGAGTATGCCTTCACTGCGTTCTGCTTGTTGTCCTTGCGCCAGACCACAGCCCAGAACGCATCAAACGAGCCGACGACGGGCTCTTCGTTTGGGGATATAGGGGACTTAGGTTCTACTTTACCGGTTCTAATGACTGGTTCTATAGGGGGTGACAGTGTGTCCTGGCTAGGGGGGACAGTGTGTCCTGGGGGGGTAGCCTCTGTGTCCTCCCGTAAGCTCAGCCGGTAGATGTTGCTGGCCTGCGAGCCGTTTCCCCTAGCTCGAGCCTCGACGGCGAGCTGCCCCTGCTTCGCTAGTTCGCTTGTCGCCCGGCTAACTGAACGAACGCTCAGCCCGGTCATGCTCGCTAGCGTGTCCCTTCCAGGCCAGCACTCACCCTCCTCGTTGCCCGCATAGTTAGCCAGCGCCAGCAGTACCAACTTCTGTACTGGCGTAACGTCCTGGGCCCATGCCCAGCTAGTCGCTTGATATGACATAAATCTATCCGTCTAGTCGCTAGGCCTCAGCCTACCGTGTTGCTGTCCGAAGCGAGTCATGCCTACAATGCCTGCGCAATCCCATGCAAACGTTGTAAAACTCTTCTCTCGCTACCTTGTGCCCCGGTCCGCCGGGGTTTTTTACGTCAGTCCGATGGCCTTCCACAATAACTGAGGTCCGCCATCCTTGTAGTTCATCATCTTGGTGAGGGTTATCTTGACCACGTACCGGTCATCCTGAATCACTCCCTGATTGACTAGCAAGTCAGTCATAGCCTTCTCTCTGTTGCCCAGGTCGGACCCAGGAGGGAGTCGGATAACGTACTCAAGTTCAATCTGCCGATGCAGTAGTGCGAACGGTCCGTCTCGGTGTTTGTCTTGATTGACCGCGTACCCGCTGCTGGCTATCCATGACTTGTAGCTTTCTGTTTTTGCTCGGCCTTTGGTCCGATTAAGATAAAGGGCGTTACTGCTTGGCGGCACTAGCAGCAGGCTGCCCTCGTAGCTAGCGTACAGCACCGTAAGACTTCATGAACTTGAATATTTTATGGACCATCGATAAGCGCAAGTCTCTGCCGCCGCGCATCTCCCTCATAAAATTAGGGTCGCCGTTCAGTCGCTTAGAGAACGTGCTCTCACCCATGCTGTGCTTTTCACAGAATGCGTCGATGGCCGTAACCATGCCCTGTTGCGTTGGGATATTAAACGACGCCGATGTGGTCGGGTACTCCACCCGCGCCTGTTCCTTTTGCTCTTTGCTCTTACTCATGTTCGCCTCGTTGGTTTGGTTTCCTGCGCCGAAGTATGGCAGGGTTCGCCCTTTATAGGTAGGTGTTGACCTTATATAAGGAACCCCCTAACATCTGCCATCCAACAACACGAGAGAGAGACGTAATTATGGGCACTCCATTCGAATCTACCATCTACGGCGGCGAGATTGAACTTCGTCGCGGCGGCAATCACGTATACCGGATGCGCGAAAAGGGCGGCAAGTCTTACCCGGTGCCAAACTGCACCACAATTCTCGGCATGAAAGACAAGACCCGCATGCTGCTGCCTTGGCAGGCTCGGGTGTGCGCCTTTGTGGCCGTTGAGCATGTCAAGCCAATTCTTGATTTGCTGCCCCAGGGCGACATGAAGTTTTCGCTGACCGATAAGGCCCGGCAGAATATCCGCCTCGGCTTGCAAGAACTAGGGCCGAAGGTGCTAAACGCATCGAACGCCGTTCGAGATAGCGCTGGCGATATTGGCACCCAGGTCCATCAGTATATTGAAGACTTCTTTACTGCCAAGCTTAGCCGCAAAGCCCGTGCCCCAGGCGTCGCCGGGCTCGACATTGAGGTTAAGCGAGCCGTTCAGTTCTTCGCTGCCTGGGCGAAGCGAAACGAAGTCAGGCCGATAGCAATGGAGCGTGCAGTGTTCTCGAGAGAGCACTTCTATACCGGGCAGCTTGACTTGATTCTAGAGGTGGGCGGCGAGACCGGGGTCTGGGACGCAAAGACAGGCAAGGGCGTTTATCCAGAAGTGATGCTGCAGATGGCTGCGTATCGTCAGGCCTACAACGAAGAGATGAAGTATCTATCTGAGCCGCCGTTAGCTGGTCGCAACGGTGTACTGCTGTTTACTCGCGAAGAGCGGAGCCCAGTTGACAAGTTTTTAACTGGCGACTTCGAGGCCATCATTTTACCAGCGACCCACAAACGCGACTTTGAAACATTCAAGGCGCTGCAGACCGTGTATAAGTTCGACAAGGCTGCGAATAAGGACCTACGCGAGGCGCGCGGCGAGTAGAGTTACTGCCGGGCCTTGGGTTCTCCTGAGGTCCGGTCCAGCAAGGCATGACACACCACGACACACCACGACAAGCCACGACAGAGAGTAAATCATGAGCCAAATGCAAGGGCCTTTTGAGGCCAACACCACGCTACAGTATGTCAACCAGCGAGATGGTCGTAAGCCAGCCTCAGTCAAAGACGTCAACGGCATCTTCTACACAATCGACGACTCCGCGCTGGACATGTGCGGCCAGTACATTGGTCAACAAATCACTATCCAGTACAAGGTCAATGGTAGCGGCTTCAACCTGCTTAACTCCATCAACGGCCAGCAGCTGCCTCGAGACTCGCGGCAGGGCGGAGGCATGGGGCAGCAACAGCGGCAGCAGGGCTATCAGCAGCCGCATAACAATCAGCAGCCGCAGAACAATCAGCAGCCGCAGAACAATCAGCAGCAGCATCGGCCGCAGAACAATCAGCAGCAGCAGCAGCCGCAGAACAATCAGCAGCAGCAGCCAGCGGCTCGGTCTCATGATATGGGGCCTGTAGCGTTGAAGGCTGCCAAGGCGCAGGCCTTCGCTGCCATTGCTGCCGCAGCTATCGCGTCGGGCCTGTCCACGGTCGACTACCACAAGTGGTGCCAGTCACTGGTCAGTGCCGTAGATGGTCGGTGGGAGCCGCCAGCGGTTAACTCTCGGCAGCAGCAGGAGCCAAGCCCAAGTCAAGGCAACGCGACACCGGCAACCAGCGGACCAGTAGACGCGGCCAACAATCACGCGCAGGACGTGAACAACCAGCAGGGAGGTATACCTGACGGGGGCGACGACGACTTCGACGATGACATTCCCTTTTGAGATTTTAGTTTGGATGAAGCTGACCAGGGCTAACGGAGGCAAGGCCCTGCCCTTCCATTTTAGCGAACTAAGAGAAAAGGTGACCTGACCTCCACACCCTTCCGCTCCGTTGGAGTGGGGGGAATTTCTTAGCTTGCGTCTAGTCGGATAATTTGATGAGAGTAAGAGTAAACGGAAACCCCGCGCCGAGAAGCAAGTGGAGCACTGTACGCGATTGGCTGGTAGTCATCGGGTTTGGTGTTCTTCTTGTCGTCTTTGTTGTCGCCTCTTTTTTTCTTAGCACATACCGGTGGGGTTAGTTATGGACGACCTGACCAAAGTAAAGACCCATCGCGACCGAACTTACTTAACCTACCTGCGTACGCTGCCATGCCTGATTAACGAGGTGCTTGGCGGTGACTCCGAGTCGGTCGACCCAGCGCATATAGGGAGGGGTGGTCGAGGCATTAAGTCTCACGACTATCACGCCATTCCTCTGCTTCATTCTGAGCACCTTCATTCGCACAACCACGGCATCTCTCGATTGCGTCTGGCTCTACCGGGCAGGCACCGGGTCAGTATCATTGAGCTGCTCACCGAGGCCTATCCTTCTGACTACGGACGACTGTCGGCAAGCGGCCTACTGGCAATGGATGACGCTGACTTTCTTTTAGGCCTGCAGCTTTACGCGAAGCGAGAATATTTCAGATGGCAAAGCGCCGCATTACAGCCGTTCGAGTAGGTATGGCATTGCAGCCAGTCGGCGACGACGCTCGTGAAGTCTTTCGAGCGCTAAGCCCTGGGGTGATTGTCATGATGGACGTTAACCAGAAGCGTAACGTCCGACAGCACCGGCTCTACTGGGCATTGATTGGCAAAGTTCACGACAACCTGCCAGAAGGGCTTGATGAAAAGTTCCCCAGCAAAGAGTCGCTGTCCGATGCAATCAAGGTCGCGGTCGGTCACTTTGAGTCTCGCTATACCTTCCAGCCTAACGGTGACGGCAAAGACTATTCACTGGTTGAGCATGTGGTAGCTAAGTCAATCGCCTTCGATGCATTGGGCCAGGAAGAGTTTGGCGAGTTCTTTAAGGCTGCAGTACAGGCTATCTGTTCGTTTGTTTTGGTGGACCTTGAAGCTGAGGCCCTGTTACTTGAGATTGAAGAGAGCATCTACTGATGGAAAATACACTACGCAAAGACATAAAGCCGCTCGACGCGGCCCGGTTAGTTGTTGGGCTGCATAAATATTACGGCGAGCACGACTGCCCAAAGTCAGGGCCTCACTACATGACCACCTTCGGCGGCAACGCTCTGCTGCGTGAGGCCAGAGATTATATCGGGCCTTATAATTCTGTCCCTACCGGAGTTCTGGCGTTAAAGACCTTTCTCTCAACAGCTGGCTTCGGTGGCCTTCTCGGCAACAGCGTCGCCTCGATAGAGGCAGCTATGGATGCCGAGAGACTTCCTTCGGGGGTCAGTCCAGACGCGGCCCTTCTGGCCTTAGCAGTTGGCTTTGCGAAGCCACTCATGCAGCGCGGCTCGTCATCGATAGAGCCGCCAGAAGTCGTTGCATATTCTGCACCTGTAGAGGAGCCATTTGCTGGGGTAACCATCACCTCAGTCACTCCGCCCAGGCATCCTCGCCCCGTGCATGCTTTTGTTGAGCAGGGCAGCTTGGCTGTGTCGTTCCAGTTAGTGCAGTTCGTCGACGTCACCCTTGGTGATGACGGCATCCCCCTGGCTCCCGAACTCGCAGTTGACACTTCTGAGCTATCGGTGGTTATCGCAAAACACCTCGAGGCTTCACTTGCCGAGGTAAGCAAAGTACTCAACGCTAAGTTCAACGGCTCTGCCGTTGTTCGCCGCCTTGCTGCAGAGGCTATTGGCTCATAGGGCTTGCACTATCAATAGGTCATAGCCTATAATCTTAGGGATGGGGGCGCCGTGCCCCTGCCCTTTAAGGATGGCGAAGAGCATGACCGGACTAACTGACCAAGAACGCATTGAACTACTCGACCGCGCCATTTTTGAGCATGGCATCCCTTCAGAAAAAATCGAATTCGCTGAGTCGCTAGTGAGTCAGTTTGAGGAGCGCGGGTCGCTGTCTGAAAAGCAGTGGCCTTGGGTCGACCGTCTACCGCACCTCGGAGAGATGACGGTGCCGTCCCTGCATTCAGTCATCACCTTTATGGATGCTGCAGGCTCCCAGCTCAAGTTCCCAAAGCTGTTCTTTACTGTTGGCGACGAGTCAAGCGAGTGGGGGCATCTGGAAGTTCATCTATCGCGAGCCGGGCAGAAGAGCAGCAAGCCAGGGTCGGTGACGGTGACCAGCGAAGGTGATTTCGATACAGCCACATACTTTGGACGCATCACCCGCGATGGCGTCTTCTCTCCTTCTGCAGCCTGCACCACGAAAGCCAACAAGCTGCTCATCAGACTGCAGCAGGACTTCGCTGCGACGGTGGCTGCAGCAGGCAAGCATTCGGGTCGATGCGCTATGTGCAACAAGGCCCTGTCGGATGACCGCAGCCTAGCCGCAGGGTATGGCAAGACCTGCGCAAAGAACTGGGCGCTTACTTGGTAATGAGTCTAGTCGCAATTTATTAACAGCGCCGTCTGGCGCTTCAATCCAAAAGAGAGAGTCAGTAATGAATACCCACAAGCTAACCCTTGAGCTGAGCGCTAGTGCTGCTCGCGTCATGTCCGTGTCAATGGCAGAGGACGACATTCGATACTATCTGTGCGGCTTCCTTGTTGACCTAGAAAAGGGCTGCGTTGTCGCAACCAATGGGCACATGATGTCGAAATGGACGCTCGACAAACACGAGCCATTGCAGTTCGACTTTGGCAGCCGCAATGAAAGCCAGATGATTATCGGCTTTTCCAGCAAGCAGTTGCTCAAGGAATTCAGAACAAAAGCAAGGCAGCGCAAGGTTGAGTCTGTTGAATTCTCCCTCTCTGGTACTGGCGTTAAAGACATGGGCGGCTTTGCGCTGTTCAAGGACCTGAAAGGCAAGGACGTCGCGTCAGTGCCTGTCGTCTCAATAGACGGAAAATTCCCCGACTACGCCTCGGTTCTGCCTTCTGCTGAATGCCAATTCTCTCATCCAAAAGACAACGAATTTGTTCGGTTCAACCCAGACTACGTTTCAAAGGTCGCCGTCGCGCTGGACATTAACAACAGAGGAGAGATGGTCAGTACTTCGCTAATGACTCAAGGTGACCCGCATTCGGCAATCCTTGTCTCTCACTACCGAGGGGCGCTGCCGGTTTCTCAGCTGACTCATGTAGTGATGCCAGTCCGTGGCTAAGGGTCGGCTTCTGCTTGGCAATCAGGGTCTCTGCGAGACGGTGCCCGATGGCGAGCCAGAGCGCCTACCTGAGATGGAGGCCTACGACCTACTGCCTGCGGCCCTCCGTGAGGTGCTCCGCGAAGGGCCGCAGGAGTGGGGCGCAAGTCGGCTATTACAGAGCTATCAGGAGTTCGAGCGAAAGGCCCCTGACGTAAACGCCATAACGGAGGCGTTCGTCGAGAGCTTAAAGCTGGCGAACAGGCAAGAGTGTCGTACCGGCAGGACCACACGCATGCTTGACGCGCTCCGCCAGGGCATTGCCGCCGATGACTGGGAGTCGCTGCCGCCAACCCCGCACATGCTTGCCAGTGCCACCATGCAGTCATCGCATGGCAGTTACGAGAATGGCGAGCGCTACAAGGCGATGAACCGTGGCAACAAACGCAGAGACTGACCGCTCAATGCGTAGACACAACCGGCAGCTCAGCGAAGAGCTGTCGGTTACCGCACAGGAGTTCACTGATGGATTCAAAATATACTTTTCCGATGGACCGCCTAAGGACCCAGCGCTTGCGCTCGCCTTCGAGATGTTCGACGCCACAAGCTACGCAGTGGTCGCGGGCAGTCGTCGAGTCGAAGCAAGCGAGCCGCAGGCTCCAGATGGCAGTGAGCCTGCGCCGCACGGCCTGCGCTATCGTTACCCCTTCAAGAAAACTTCCTAGCTTGCGTCTCCTCCTGTCCTTCCTGGGTTTCTTTGCCTCGGCCCTTGTGGTTGCCTCGCTTCTTGCCGTGGGGCTGTTGCAGCCAGAATTCTAGGCATGCGACTAGACGGTTGTTGACACTGAGACGCTAAGGGTTTAACCTACTGTCTGGTTGTTAACCCCCTGGACGCAGAACATGAAAGCAGCAGCGCTGAACGAGATGACCTTCACTGAGCTTCTAGAAGTAGCTGCAGCTCGTAACATCGAGTTCACTGCCGCGCCTTCTCGCGCCGAGCTGCATGAAGCCCTGGTCGATGCCGCGCCTACTCTCGCCGAGCGCGACTGTGCTTGTGCTGAGTGCGGCGAGACCTTCGTTGCTAAGCGTGACCATGCCAACTTCTGCAGCACCAAGTGCCGCAAGACTTGGAACAACAGACGCGCTACTCGCGGCGCTGAGCTTTACGACCTGTTCATGGCTCTTCGTTATGACCGCAAGTGGAGCAGCACGGTAGGTATGTGGCAGCTAATCTGTCGCCTCGCCAGCGAATGGAAGCGCATGGACAACGAAGCTGGCCGCACTTATGTCCGCCCAGAGAAGTGGCTCGAAGCGAACCGAGCATGGCTCAAAAGCATCAACCTTGGCGTTGTCAAGATTGGCCGAGGCAACAAGGCGTAGGGCTTGCCCCTACTGTCTTTAGGGTTTACCATAGCCTTCCTAATTAGGAGAGAGAAAATGAACGACCAGCAGATTCTAGACCAAGCAATTGCAGGCATCCGCGCGGGGCTTGAGGCAGCGTGCGAGCGCGAGAAAGTTGCAGGCAATCGCGGCGGCTATGTAATCCCAGATGGCGATGAGCTTTTAGATTGTGGCTTCGTCGTTCCTTCGCATAACTTTCTATCGAGAGATATCCAGCACAATGCGCTACTCGCTACCGTCTACCTGCGGCAGCGACAGTCCAACCCGATAGCGATGGAAGATAAGACCATCCACGACGCGGCTATGGGTAATGCTTGGCTTCTTGCTGACATCACTTCAGCGTTCTGCTCGAGGGTATGGATTGAGTTCGAGACCCCTACCACATTTAACCTCCTCATGAATCGAGCCAGTTAGTGAGCGCTCCGACGCGTCTGTCCGCCTCAGCTACAGGAGCAAAGCTTGCTCGCGAGGTCGTCATGTACCGTGGCAGCAATCACTCCAGGGTTCACATCTTCATGCCGGGTCACGCTAGCGCGGCACGTCTTAAGCAGATGACGTTATCTCGAACATGGCAGGTGACCAAAGCCAAGGCGGCGCTCTGGTGCGGCTTCATCATTAGCGACGTGGACCCAGGTCAGCATTGGTTTGTTGCGCGCGACCAACGAAGGCTCGACCATCACGATGTTTGCAAGAGCTGCTTGAATTCTTATTACGCCGCAGCGGCTCGCGAGGAAACCAAAGTAGCCGAGCTTGCTAAGGAGGAGGCAGAAAGCGAGACCTTCTTCGACGGCTATGAGGACAGTACCTCTTACCATGAGAGCCGGATGAAAATTGCGTCCGATACTATCTACAAAAAACATCCTACTCGCTTCGATATTGAGCAGGCCTTCATTCAATCCCACCCAAACTGTGAGCACATCGAAATGAACAAAGCACAACGAACCATCCTTGCACTCCAGGCCGAAGCTGGCTCGGTCCATCTGGTTGAAGTAGCGCTGGACGTGGTCAGTCCTCGTTCTTCTTCTCCTCCATACAGCAAGCACGAGGAGAACCGTACCTTCACTTACAAGGCATCAACACCGCTGGCGATAGACAGCATTGTGGTTGTCGAGCATAAGGGCAGCTATGAAGTTGCCCGAGTCACTCACCTTCACGAGACCGTTGACCTGACCCTGCCGTTTGAATTGAAGTGGGTTGTCACTGACATCAGCGAGGCAATGAATGCCCTAGAGGAGATGCGCAAAGCCAACAAGACAGCAGTGCAGCAGCTGTCTAATGCCGCTGCCTTGCGCTCCGCGCTTCGCGACGCTCATGAGTCTGGCGTAAACCTTGAGTCGCTAGGTCTCTCTCCAGTGCCAATCACGGTTGCCACTCAGCTTGAAGCAGACAGCGAAGCAGCCAGCGAAGCAGCCAGTGACGCAGACAGTGACGCAAAGGCCTAAACCTAGTAGGCTTCGACTCACCCTAGAGGGGGCCGCCATTGTGGCGGCTTCCCTTTTAATCATGATGGTCTGGTGAGATGAGAA